CGAGGCTATCGCTGCCCCCGTTTTCGACCTCTTCTTCTCCTCAGCATCCGGCACCGCTTTGTCCACAATCGCACGAGCGACCTTCCGACTTTCTGTTCTCGCCATGTTTGCCAACCTCGCAGAATCTTCTTCAGATAATCCCGCATCACGAGCCTTATCAAAAGCCAATCTCCCAGCACGATCCGCAGCAATCTCCGCAGCAGAATTAACAATCTCATCTCGCTCCGCAGGAGTCAATGCACATCCAACCAAACATAATGACAAAAAACAAATCGGTACTAATCTCATTCCTCACTATCCCCTTTCCTAACTTTTGCATCTACATCGATAATCTCTGGAATCGTCCTCTTCCTCAACGCCTCCACTGCCGACTCTATCTCTGGCTGAGACAGAAGGGTGATATTAAGAACAGTACCGGAACCATCCTGATCCGACTGAGCGTTCTGGTAATACTTCTTGTGTCTCTTGTCAATTATACTTTCAGATGCCTTGAGGCTAAGTGCATCGTTATCAGTTTCCCGTGCTATGCGTTCTATGTTTTGTAAGTGTGAATCGAGATGTGCAGCAGATGCTGCGAGGTATTTCTTCTCGAAATCATCATCATCGTGTCTTGCCCGGTGAAGGGCAGATTGAGATACGCCAACCAAGTGACAAGCGGCAAGAGGTGGAAGACCACGAGCCAAAGCACTTATGATCGTACTCTTAACCCTTGGGGTCATCTTGCTCTTCCGGCCCGTCTTTGCTGGTAATTTTTGTGTTTCTTCACCCATAGAAAACCCCCATCCAAACAGAACCAATCAATAAAACACTACCAGAAAAAATGGGGGGAATCATTATTCTCGGACTATGCGTTGGCTATCGTGGTCACAGTGCCTGACGACCCTTTGAACTTTAACGCACCGGATTCCACATACAAAACGCCACCTCCACTCGGTGTTCCCGCTGGTACAGTCGTGGCATTTCCGATTGCCATGATCCCCTCTCCCCCGGCAACATCTGTAGTATTCCATCCCATGTTCACACCAGTAGCAGCGGTCGCACCAACAAGCCAATTCTCCGGGTCAACCGTGAAAACCTCGTCCATAAATGCGGTTCGATATGCCCACTTCCCAGTGTCATCCATCACCGTATACGGAACCATCGTCCCGAAAGATGCGGTCCTGAATTCGAGTTCCCCGCTGGTTGTTGAAGAAGATGCCTGTACTGCCCGGAATCCCGCCTTCTCACCTAACGCATTACAGAACGTCATACCCCAAGAATCTGCCGTGCTATTTCCAGCAGACTCAAGTTGCATAATGTCGGCATCCACCGAGGAGGTTGCTGGGTCTTTGACCTGCAACAAGTAGGACGGGTTGTCCACCCCAATCCCAACATTGCCACCAGACTCGAATACCACTCGATTCGTTACTGTCGAATCCGTACTCGAACCAAATCGAAGATCACCCGAATCGTCCTTGATGACATACCCGGCACCCACTCCACCGTTCTGTAAATCTGGAGTACCTACACCGAATTGAGATCCCGGTCCTGCAATGAATGAAGTAGTCGAACGAGACGCACCGGACGCAGTAGCATAACTGTTGTCAACATCCGCAAGGTCGATCTCTGGAGCTAACATGCACCATCCACCGTCTGCCGTTCCACCCATGTATCGATAGGATTCAGGATCGTGAGTATAGTTCCACCCGAAATCAGACGTTAAGTAGGTCGATCCAACCTTCTGGCCTTGTGCCCCGAACGCTTCCAAACGACCCGTGATCGGAGTCTGCTTGTCTATGTTATCTCGAATCTCCTGTAGATCCGGCATCGTCCAGTTCTTGTAGTTAGTCCAATTCCCAGCAACCTTCTGGGGACGAGCGAGGATAGACGATAGACCACTCTCGATAGTCGTAGCAACGAATGGACGCATACCATCATCAAGGGTGTAAGGCTCAAGAACTGATCGATAAACCCCCGCTTTGTACTTGAGAGGCCACTCCGCAAGTTTCTGAGGATTGTCACCCTTCTCCGATATCTCACGGCTCAACGCAGGATCGACCCCACCGCTACCATGTGCCCCCATATTGCGATCACCGACAGGAACCGCATCTCCAGCAGTCGGAATTTCAATCCCATCGTCCGTAATAATTAAGCCGGGTTCTTCCGTTATCGGAATGTCCTTTATCGGATCTCCCGGTGGCGGTTTGGCTGGAGGAGTATAGGGTTCATAAAACCACGTATAGGATCTCCAACGGTGCATACCGTATCGACCCCCACCGATGAATGGGTGAGGCATACTCGGATCAAACTCGAAACGAACATTGACCGGGAATGGAGCTACAGAAGCACTCCCCCACAAACCATCATGCTTTAGCGGTCCATCGTACAATCCACCCGGTTTCACGAAATAACTGTTGAGGCTCAGGTGGGTAGCAAAGATCTTGTTGCCTTCCCCGTCCTCACCAAGAACATGATCGTTCCCGCAATCGAGTTCGAATGGACCGGAGTATCGCTGAGAAAGATGACCGTATCTCCCCTTTGGACAACCATCCCCGCTCTCCTCCTGAACAGCAACCGTCTCCTCACCATACGATGCGACTGATGTGGTCGAGTTTGGATCAGAGATTGCCTTCGCTTTCCACTCATCATATTTCCCGGTTCCATGTCCCGATTTCCCAAACTGACCCGAATTCAATAGACGATTAAATTCAGCAACCAATTCGGTAGGAATTGTGTCGTAACTCCTTGAATCAGAATGACTCGGATTGTCACGGAACGGCAATGCAACACGGGTGTATTTCTGTGGACCCCTGACCTGTGGGGTGGAGTTACCCTTCCCCTTCTGCCAGATCAATCCACCAAGAGTGTCATCACAACCGCTCTTGCCCACATTGATCGCAATGACCGGGTTCTCCGAACTGATACTGTCACCCTCGATCTCATGACCAACCTTGAAGATTGACTGAAGTCTTGCAAGTTTGTCTGGATCAACCCGGAATCCTGACTTCATGTCACCGACAAGAGATCCCATCTCCTTATCACCATGACAGTGAACCGCAACCATCCTCGGATCGGTGGGATAGAAAAGCTCTTCCTGATAGTTCTCGTTATCAGCAGAGAGGACGATCCCAAACCAATCGAGAGGGAACTTCGGCCAGAGATTCTTCTCACCCTCCATAGGGTTTTGGTAGGACATATACGCAAAACGATTGTCCCCGCTCCAATCCTTCTTCCAGATCGGCAACAAGGATGCAGTATCCATTTCCTTGCAATGCCCTGAACCGCTCCCGGTGACTTCTGGAGCTTTCGGATTCGGACCCTTCGTTCCCGGTTTGTTGTCCCTCTTGGGTTCTCTTCTCGCAGCAATCATCGTAGTACCGCTACGATTAGACGATCCCGGTACAACCCCAAACCCCTTGTTCGTACTGGGACTCCCTGCTCCAAAGGTTATCTTGGAACCAGCCTGACGTATATCCCATCCCATCGAGGGGGTCGATTGGGCACTCTTCGGACCTTCCTGTCCCTCGTCCAGACTCTGATCAGACGCTGTTTTTGCTGGCCAGGAGAATCGCCAACCACCGATAGGTCTGCTTGCTCTCTGCCAATACATTCCACCGATCAGATCTCCACGAGCATTCGCATCCTCGATCCAATGTCCCTGTTGACTAAGGCTCTTTGTTCCACCCTTATTGTCTTCTCGACCCAATATCCTGAGAGCGATAAGAGAGCAACGAAAGTCGAGAGGCCAATCCTCCTGCTCAAAACCCTCGTGCTGGAGAGGGAGGAAACCAGGTCCACCGAAACTGCGACTATCACCAACCCTCATGGTTGTGCCAACTTCATAATTGTTGCCCTTGCCGAATCGTCCATGAATGACATTAGATCAAACTGAGTAACCGTCTCTGGCATATCGACTGAAACAGAACCCTCACCACTCGTTTCGAGAGAATAGGTCACCGAGTTCAACCAACCATCAGGATGCAAGTTTGGAACGAGATCTCCCTTGAGTGCCCCCTGCAAGTGATCGACATGACCGCTGTAGATTCGAGCAGCAACCGCAAGTGCGATCTGATTCAATGAGGCACCCTGTGCATTCGAGCCACGGTTTATAACAAGATCTCCAAGATTCGGTGGGCTATCGTCCCCACCATTGTATACTCCGAAAATCTTTTCGATCTCTTGATACTTATCGTCGCTCCACCCAATCCTTGCCACCTCGACCCCGGCACCAATCCGAATATAAAGATCCGGTCCTAATGCGTCCTTGATGTCCTTCTTGACATTCGGATGAACCATATCCAAAAGATCGCTGTTCTCTGGATCGCTTGGGTCGATAGTTATCTTCTCTAACTGCTGATCTACCTCTTTCCCACCACTATCGAAAGAGTTCCATGTCGCAGGAATAGCAGTCAAAACAACAGCCAGTTTATGATTAGCCTTTAACTGTGGACGAGAGGATTGAAATTCCCCATTCGCACCTTTACGAATCCCCGCAACAGTATCAAAAGCTATCCCCTTGGCTCGATCCTTTAGGTCGAGAGACGGTCCCGCTTCCAAGGGCAAATCCCCACCCGTATAACCAGTATCACTCATCTCAAGGAGACCAGGGAGTATCACATCATAGGCATGGAAAATGTCGGGAACATACTCAACCCGAAAAACCCCCTGCTCTTGATCCGCTATCGTGATCTTTGCATCAGAAGCAATCTGTGAGTCGAGTTTTGAAAACGGATATTCTTCACAAGGTTCACCATTAGGATTCGCACTCTTATTGACCGGATATGCCGATCCGTTAATGCAATAAAAGACCTTGCCTCCACGGCTTCCATCTGGATTTTCCTTCGAAGCATAAGCATCTCGGAATTGAGACCTCTGGTTGTTCATTCGGCAAAAGTCCGAATAGACAAGAGAAGGTGCAAGAGATCCCGTTTCCGCATCTATAAGAGCAACCCGATGTGCCTTGACCGATAATATCCGATCCCACCATGCCGGAACGATCTTAAACGTCCTTCGGAAATTTGACTGGATTGAATTAACACGAGACAACCAATCCGCATTCGACCTCACCAATCCAGCAAGATTGAGGTTCGACCACATATCAATGAAGGGAACCATAGCCCTTCTGAAATACTTCAGATTCTTTATTGTCCCCCCAGCGATACTCGGCCATTCCTCAGCGTTCCACATGGATACCGCTTTATTGAACTCAACCCATGTACCCTGAGTAATGTCGTTTAATTTGAAATCTGGCAAAGGGAGAACATTCTCCACCCTTCTTTGAGATTTCTGGATCTTGTTTAGAGTGCTTCTTTTCGGATCATATTTACTCTCAACCTCATCCTTCTCTGCGAAATCAAACCGCAATTCCACCTCTCTGGTAAAGAGAACATGGATCTTCCTGGGACGACGAAACCTATTTGAGATTGCCTGAATCAATCCACCCCCTACCTTCGGGGCACCAGCGGAACGAGCAATACCCTTCTCCTTGCCGGACGCACGAGAGTAGAAACAAACCGAACCGGATGCGGTGATATAAACACTTATCTCCGGTAAATACGCTAATGCCCTCGAAAATGCCTGATCTGCCGAATCGTCGAGCAATAAATTCTCAACAGGTAATTGCTTTAATTCGTGTTCTTTGTCTAATCCATGCCACGGGACGTTGACCCCGTTGTAATCCTTTTCCGTCTGAAGAACCGCACCAATAACATTGATAATCATGTCCAAGGCGGTCCACTTCTCAGACGATGGAGCGTACCCATCATCAAGGCGATCAAAGGTTTTCAAAGACCAAGGTGCGTACCATACATCATCCGCAACGTCCTGAATCGTTTGGGGAGAGTCGATAGATATAAGACGCTTGTACCCCACTCTTCTTCGCCAGTTATAACGTCTTGGACCTATATGTCCGTATCTCCACCAAATCCTTCGATCCGCAACAACGACTTTGTCGATGTAAGGAACCATACTCGGTGTTTTACCAATGATATAGAGATCACTGAAAACCTGAGTATGGTCACCGGATTCTATGCGAAGCTCGACAGGAAGATTGGTACTTGCTGCTCTGGATATAAGTTGCTTCACATGATCGGGAGTCATGTCGAATGTTGCGGTATGAGGAGTTACCCCACTGGACAAGGTCCATGAAACTGGAGCAGAAGCCAGAAGAGGGAATCCACCAAGAGTTGCTGATGTAGACATTCTTATATACCTCTTGGGTCAGAGGCACCATAAACAGCGTCCGATGGAGTTATTACAGATGAAGCGGGAGCGGATGCTATGGGGGTATATGCCTCTTCCACGAGTACTGACGTTTTGTCTAAAACATCAAACGTGAAACTGTCCGTACCAAGTCGCAATGGAGAACGACTTATATCGTAAGAGATCCCGATCCACCGGGAGTCGGATGGTTTGTCATCGTTCTTGACTACAGAAAACGCTGGACCTGCGTCATCCGACTTTGCTTTCACCTCGGCTGAACCCCTGGTAGACGAAGATGCTCCAGCAGATCCAGACGGAAGATTGAACTTGAATCCATCGTTTGCCCCAATTCCTACGCTGAAAGATCCACCTCCACCAGACCCACCAGAAGAGTTCCCCTGAGATGCACTCATGAGAGTTCTTTGGGTTGTAGTTGTAGTCCTCCTGACCGTCTTTGGTCCCTGATATAAATACTTGGACATTGCGTTTCCGGTCCAAGCTGGAACGAGGATTTTCCCTTCCATCGTTTTAACCTGCACCGTCTGCTTATGCTCCAATAGGCTTGATCCAGTAGATCCAACCGCAGCAATCTGAATCGTTATCTGGTTTTCATCATAATCGTAATCAGGAGCGGATTCGGTTATGGCAATCGCACCAGACGCAAAGGTTGTTTTGATCTGATCATAGACCCACGATTTTATCGAACTCCAAACCCCACGGAGATCCTGGGTAACATCCTTGTCTATCCATGCTGAATAAACACAAGAAAGATTGACAAGACGTTCCGCACCCGAATTAACCGTATCCCCAGGCCCGATCTGACTACGACTAATCTTGAGTGATTGGCGAACAATTCGACTGTCATCTGTCGTACCCGCTTGACTGTAGATCAGTTCATCAAAAACACGAGTAAATCGTAAGGTCTTGTTCTCGTAATCTGTTTCTGTATTCGGCTCATCACCCAATTCATACGTGCCACCGAGACTCGTAAGAATACTCGCACAAAAGGAGGAAATGATCGCTTCATACTTTGTTCTCGCATCATCCCCGACAATCGCAGTCGCTGCACCAGAGATGGTAACGGTCCTTTTCCTGGCAGGAGAATACGCAACATTTACCTGCGAATCCAAAATCCCGGTTGTGGGAGCGTTATTCGCTGGCATCTCGCAATCAATTCGAACCGTATACCGTCTGGATCGACCCGTATCTTTCAGGTCTTCCATTTTCATGATTGTCGGTTTCGTATTGAATCCGGTATTACCGCTATGACTCAACGACAAGATCGTATTCGAACCCTGCTCAATAAGAAGATTCTTGAATGGAGTCCTGAATATCGCTTCAACAGATGCGATCTCTGTTGCGAATGCTGCCTCGGTGGATGCGGAAATTACGAAATCGAACTCTACGGAAGAGGTCTCATAGGACTTTGTTATTCGGATATAACCATCGATCAACCTATCCGTTGTCCCACCAATCGTGAGAGTGGAATAGGTAATCGCTAATTCACGGTCTACTGCTGGCATCTAATTCAACCTCCACTCCCCGGAGCCTGGGAAATCCCCTTTTTAATAACTTCTGAAGCCTGGGAGTACACTACTTTTTTTATGTTTGCCTGTAATTCGTAATTAAGCTCACCTATCATCCTCGACGTTCCCATGAGTCCAACAACAAACCCCTCATTTGGCGATAAATCCGCACCAACAGACGCTTTTATTGCATTCGATCCATTATCAATGGCTAATTGAACCCCAGCGGTCCACGATCTTAGTCTTGTTATTTCTTCCGACATTTCATGTAATTTGCTTTCTATAATTTTCGAAAAGCCCTCTAAACCAGGCAACTTTACACCTGACGCTTTTAACGCTTCCATACCTATTGCCGTGGCTGGTCCGGCACCGAATTCAAGAAAAGGGACAATCGCCTTCATCGCAGTTCCCACAGTTCTGGCACCAACTTCCCCACTCATTCTGATTCCCGATGCCACTACGGGTCCAGCAAAAGGAACTATCGATGCAACTCCTGCTGCTGCTATAGCGGTCCCACGAATTATCCCTTGAGCAGCAGAAATCCCAGCGTTTGCACCCAACTTAAACAAATCAGGAACCTTCATGGAAGAAACGGATCGTGCAGTTGACCTGAGTGCCCCGCTAACCGGGTCTCCACCTCCACGACCCCCCCGTCCTCCTCCACCTCCTCCTCCACGACCTCCCCCTCCCCCTCCTCCACCTCCACGAAGAGATCCCAAGAGAGTGCTGTTACGCTTTACCCTGCTCTCTATCTTCTGGAGCTTCTTTAATGCATCAGCAGTATCAAGTTCGATCTTGATTTTTACGTCTGGTAGTCCTTCAGCCATCAGGTCACCGTCACTGTTGAAGTCATGTATGCACTATACCTCTCGGTTGTGCTGGAACCCCACTCATCATAAGTGGCCCAGATGGTATAAGAATATGTTCCAGTCCCTGGCCTATCCCTCCAGTATCCTGCTACTGCTGGAAAAGCTGAACCATCTGCAACTACAGAAGCGGACAGATCAGTAGGATTTGTTGCTGGGCTTGATCCCGATTTTCTCAGTATTCTGACCCCACGAGAATCAAAACGCATAGGGGCAGATGTCCAGTTCAGATCACAAAAAGTAGAAGCCGCATTATCAGTCGCAACAAATCCCAGAACAGGATGATAAAACCGACTCGCAGTGGTCAACGCATCGAAAAGATAAGTCCGAATGCAGGAATAGCGATTGTCATCATCCAGTTCCGCTTCCGCTTCAGACTTTGCCCTCGAATAGATCACAACCCCGTTGATCGTATTCAAACTCTCGATGGCACCATAAAGTTCTTCCTCGACCTCCAGCAATCCTCGTCCACGAGAATCCCCCTGCCCCTGCCGACCTCCACCGATAAGAGCAAATTGGCCGAGTGGGTCACCGGGAACGGTTACGCTCAACCGAACTCCAATCGATTGCATGATGAGATCCGGTTCCTCATCGTGCATAGGATCAGACTGGGCACCCAAAGGACGCAATACTGCCGTTGGAGTGACAAGAACCGAAAGTGCTTGATCGTCAGGTGCGACCGAAATAACGACCGAATTGTTTTGGAAAACATCCGACCCGGTCCCCTCCCACTTCCGCTGGAGAAGGAGGTATTTAATTTGTCGAATAACTTGCCAAGTGTTCACAGGTTTACTTCCTTCTTACTCTCAATGGATACCTGGGCTGAGTCGAGAACGACAGAAAGTATGTTCCTGACCATCATCTCACCATCATCATCCTGAGACATAATCAAAGATGCCTGATAGGTTGACTGAGAGGCCAAACCGACAAGAACCGCTTTATCCCTCATGATCCGGTTTCCAGCCGAAACAAACGCTGATCGAGTTTCATCCGAAAGACCAAACCAATCCTTCATCGTAAGAGTTCCACCACTCCGCAAGAAGCATTCTGCGTTTCGTGACAAAACCATATACGAAACATCATCGATCCCATCGTCAGATTCTGAGATAAGACCAGAGTCAATTACAAACTCGTCGATCATAGGGTCAAGTCCTCTCTCTTGCCGATATCGTATACCTGTCCTGTCGAATTGGGGATTGCCTGGAAAACGACCCCGATACCAAACTCTTCCGCTAAAGAAAGACGCATCAAGGAAGTCTCCTCTACCATAGGAATCGCCTTGCGAACGAGAACCATAGGATGACGATCCACCGCTTTCGGTGAGAATAGCAAGATAAAAGACTTGTTGCTCAGAAGATACCCAGCACGATTGAATGATCCCCCGGATACTCGTCCCAGAATAGAGCGGTCTCCAGAGGTAGCTCCAGTCCCTGTGTTTGGAAAGATGTTGCTAATGGCATCATTGTCCCACTCCCTTAATACTGCTGCGAAAACGGCAGATTCACCCGTATAAACTGATTCGACAGGTGCCTGACCCCACTCCTCGGCAGTGACCAGACTCGTAGATATCCCGAACCGCATCTCTGCGTCACGGGTTAGTCCCATCTCGGTTCCACCATGAGGAAATGCACTTGCCAGGTTCGTCGGATTTATAACGATTCGGCCCGGTATTCGAAGAATATCTCGAACTAATGCAGTTGACATTTATTCAGATCCCTCGCTCTATCATGATTTCTTTGTTCTATCAGCAAAACGATCCTGAATAGTACGAGCAATTTCTTGTGAAACCTGAGTCGTTATCCCAAGAAACGGTCTTGCCGCTATATTTGTCGTTAGCATTTTAGTCTTATACAGGAAACCCATCTTCTCTGCCCTCTTGACCATTTCAGATAGGTTATCAAGACGATCCTGCTTTGTCCGTTTCGGTTTGCTCTTATCCTCTTTTTTCACAGAGAATCGGGCACCTCGCTTCATAACCCCCTGGATAATCGACTTCTTCCCCTTTGAAGCGGCATCCTGAATCATTCTCAAAAAGGAGTCGAAGGCACTCGATGTCTTCTTTTCCGCAGTCGGTGACTTGCGAGGGGTCGATTTGCGTGGAGTAGCCTTGCGTGGAGTAGTCTTGCGAGATGAGGGTTTAGAGGGAGCGGTTCCACCAGATTTCGCTCTACCAGCAGAGTTCGCTACCCACTTTTTGGAGCTTTTATCATACGTTCCGATGCTCCTTCTCTTCTCCTTCAGACCCTTCATCCAATAACTGTAGTTATCCAAAGCACCCTCGGTGACAGGAGTCTTCCTGGTTCCACCGAATTGCTGATAAGGAGCGTAAAACTCAGCTTTCCCGAAAACTCCAACCACTACAGCATGAGAAGAAACCCTCTTAACCGAATTCGAGACCCCAAGAGATCTACGCAAAAGACCCGTATCCATCAATGCGGGGGTTGTCTGAAACCTTCTATTCTTCGGTTTCCGCTTTCCGTCTGTGAAATCCTGTAACGCCCCGGCAATATTTATGGACGGTTCCGCTCCAGCACGAGTCCCCTTGTAGCGTGGAGACCAACTCTCACTTCCAAACGATTGCTCATCGAAGGATTTCTGAGCATTCTTGGCTACTACTACCCCGATCTGACGCAAAAGGACGGTTGGATCTTCCAGTCTCTTGCGTATACGAGCGAGTTTTCTGACCTGAGAAGCGAGTGGTCCGGTAGGGTTGGTGGATATATTCTCACCTGTATACCCCATATCCGCAGTCATAAAGACCTCCCGCTATGAATGATCCCAATCGTTTCCAGGTGCAGGTGCCCCAGGAATAAGATCGGTGAATCGCCTCCAGTCGAATTCTGGTCGAACAACCTCGTCCCCAGTCTGCTCTGGAGATGGTTGAAGTACGGAATCTGTCTTTGGAGATATACGATCTCGTCCAGTAACGAGAGCGAGATCCCTCAGTCGAGAAATATACTCCTCATGCTGAGATCGAGCGTAGTTTCCACCCGTCCCCGTCCTCACCCCAAGTTTGGCTACGACCCCATCAACAGCAACCGAGACGTGTCTTGCATCATTATCGTTATACACAACCCCAGAATAGATCTTGAAATCCGCTTCTGTATCCGTGCAAGCATTTGACAATCGGGTGGTATCTATAGTTGTGGAGCTTGGATCTGTCGGGTTTGTCAGATTGACGAGAAATTGAGTCCCGTATCTGTTCTGAACATTAAGAGTCAAACTCATGAATCACCTATGAAGGATCTGCCCAGGTAATCGACCCACCTGTGGCATGAGGAAGATAGCGACCCAAAGACTTCCAAAACCAAAACTGCAAAACAGACTCAGTCGCAGAGTCGGTCCATGTAAAATCATCCAGTCTCAAAAACGGAGTGGCACCCCCAAGAGGAAGATACCAAAGACCATCAAAAGGCTGAAACGGAGTGAAAATCAAATCATCCACAAGAACCGTTCCGGTTGTATTGGATGCCAACTCGATCTTTACAACAGGAGTCGAAGCGTTAAAAGTCTTGAGCCAACTCTTTTGGCCGATTGCAACTTCCAGAAGATTCCACCCGGTTTGAGCAGAAAGAGCTACCGTAGCAGTCTGGTCACCACAGGTAAGAGTCAAGTTGCCATCCCCAGAACCAACCTGCCTGTTATATGCAATCGAGCAGTAGTAAGGAACATTCGGGTTTATGTCGATATTCCGAACACTAAACGCTTGTGAAACATAATCGTTTGTTTCGAAAACCAAAGACGCAGGAGATCCACCATCACTTGGATCGTCACGGTAGTAATTGGTTGTATCGATCTGAAAGTTGGCAATGTCTCCATTAACCGTCCAATCATCAATCGCAGTCGGAGCAGCAGTAGTCCCCGAATATCGAGTAAAACTGCTATTCCCAGTCAACGAATCTCTGGCCGAAACACTACGAATCTGAGTCGTTAAACCAGATCCCGTAATCTTCAGAGCATCCTTCTCCGAATCAGATCCACGAAACTGGAAGACCTCTTCGTTCTTCTGTGCCCCTGAGTTCGCATCAGAGACGCACTCAGCCAGTTTAACCTCTGGGGTACAGTTCTCTATGTCGTATGCGTTCTCGTCCCCTGTGAGCCTCTTTATGGTCCCTGATCCCACATTGGATGTACCAGGATCAGATACTGCACCATAGGTGAACCCACGACTCTTTACCGCTTGGCTATTGGTGTTCATGTATTCGTAGAGTCGGGTAAGAATGGTTTGAACATCCTTCTCCGGTGCATCGATCACCTGACCCATTTGAATGAACAGGGGGGACATCATCGATCCCCCCCCATTGATAGCAGAAACGAGTGATGCCCGAAAACCTGCAATGGTGCTTAACAACTCTGGTGCATAGTCAGTCTCAAGACTCTGGATGAGGGTGTCCTCGTCATCCAGGTAATTGTCAGAGCTTACCCCTGCGTACTCACGAAAATGCTCAAGAATTGCAACCACATTTGAAATCTGAGTCTCAACTTCGGCTTGACTCGGACTACTCATTTTTGTTTATCCCTTACACCATAGTTTCTGGTGTTTTATGTCTCCAATTATGAGGCATATCGGCCTCGATAACCTTCATGTATAGAAACTTACCGAGAGGCTCATCATTCCCTTTTTGCCGATACCTACCGGAATCTGCATTTAATACGAATGATCTTGCACCTTCAGAGCGAACGACCTTTCTGCCAACCGCTTTAGCGATCAGTTCGATATCGGTACGTCCCAACTCGATAGTTTTCCCAAGAACACGGTCCCGGTGAGAAACACCACCATCTTCATCCCAATGAAGAATCTCGTTATGCCTAGGGAAATCCGCTCCCCCAGCATGAACAGTCCAATAGGGGCATTCCTCTGTCGTACCCATCCAGACCTGATATTTCTTCTCGGTCTTGGATTTGGGGGTTTTAATTAAAATGGCTCCGCTAGACTTGATTGTGGTTTCCTTAACAAAATCGTCGTTCACGACTTCATTAAAAGATTCAATCGTCTCGGAACCTACACTGGTCGATTTGTCCTTGGCTTTAGGTGGACGACCTCGACGCTTCTTTACAGTTGATTCAGTCATTTAGAGTTCTCCCGGCTATTCGGTTAGCACAGGTTGTGCCTCCAAAGAGACACAACCCATACCAGCAAGTGTTCCTGATTAGATCAGGATTAGTTATTAACCTTGACAGTCTGATACGGCAGCATGACTCCGTAACCTTCACGACTATCCCATTGCACATGTTCAATCTTGGTCTCACGAGCGGAGTCCGAGTTGTCCATATTGCCATAAGATTCCCGCAATGCTTGCCTCAGTTGCTGGAAGACAGCCTTATGAGGGGCACCCTTACTGAAGACGTAGAAATCGTCATCAGAAGCAGGAATACGTTGGGTGGGCCAAAGATCAATCTTCAGTCCACTCTCCATGATGATGTTAGTCACCGCAGCGTTAGACGTAGAAGAAACAGGACCAGCAAGAGTACGTCCCTGTTGGAACGCTTCTGCGAAAACTTGCCAGTTGTGTACACCAAAGATAACCGTGAAACCCTTATCCAGAACATTGTCGCTCCAGAGGGGTTGCGATTCGGTATCTTGGAATCCACGCATCTGCTCAACCGAACTGAAAAAGTCGTTACGGATGGCAGCACTGGATGCGACTCCGGTGCCAGTCAGCAGATTGCCATTTGTAATTCCGAACCGAGCCGATCCTCCTGCCGTAGTTGCATACATGGCAGCACCATCAGGAGCGGTTGGAATTGCGGGCAACAGGTCATTATCAGTTGAATTGAGAAGAACCTGAAAAAAGATCCGCTCAGGAAGAGTCGCAAAGTTGCTTCCAGCTTCACGGGCACGTTCCATAAGAGAACGAGTCAAGTCGTCAGCTCGATCATTTTCGTGCCACTCTATTCTTATCCCGAAGTCTCTGTTCGTGCAAGAGAACTGAACCGATCCGAAAGCGTCAGCAGGAATACCCTGTCCCCTCGTCCATATACGGGGGTAGGGGGCACTCTGAAAGTAAGCGTATAGCTCGGTCAACTTGTCACTTGGAATTCCAAGATCCATTACAGAAGACAGACGAGCAGCAACCGCTTCATACGATTGACGGTAGGCATCAGCAAAGTCTGCTCTGATACCAGCAGTCAGCGTATTGGCAGATACAATTTGTCCAACAGCCATTGAATTATCTCCTCACCCTAAGAATTGGTTACGCCCTGGTATTGGGCAAGGGAGTAAAGTTGTACATCGCAAGTAGTACCTGAATACCAATGGGTAATAATCCCAATTTCTTGCACGTTACTCGTTGCGGAAACGTCGAACGTATTATCGTCCGTGGCATACACCTTGTCTCCGACATGAGTAATTGCTGAAGTCCCGGTGACAGCGACCTTTTTCAAGATCAAACCACCACAGTTGACATTTACATTGACAACAGGACTTGCAGAGGTATCGCCAGTTGCCTCACGAAGGGCAATTCCAGCAAAAATATAGTTAGCGGTATCAGCCCACAGGACAGCATATCCCGTGGAATCGTCAATACCGATTAGAGATCCCGCATAACAAGTAACTGCGTTAGTAAGAGGAAACGCATTTACATCTGTAACGGTGGTCTCGTAGAAGGTATCAGCAGAAAGTGCCATGTTTATCTCCTAACGATTTCGCCTTGAACGGCATTTAGTTGAGTGGAAACAAAAGATTCACGAGAAGCGGTAACGAGACCACGCTTTTCGAGTTCATCATATTGTGTGGAAGCCTCACGAGCCATTGAAAGTGCATCAGCACCCTCATTAGCATACTTGAGAACCTCCGGGGGATCAGCAATACCAAAGGAAGCCTCAAATTCTTCCATAGTCGCTGCCGGATACTTAGGTACAGAAGTCTTATAGGAACTCACAAAAGCCTTGATGGTCTCCCTCGGTTTAGTCGAGGTAGAAATCAGGGTTTCCATGTTCGCACGGGTCGATTCATCAGGATGCCATTCGGCAAGTTCGACCATTGCGTTTTCCACCAAAGAACTGTTCTTCTCTTGAGTAGCACGTTTACGCTCACGAGCTTCCAGTGCAGCGATCTTTCCTGAAAGTGCTGCCATTGTTGCCGATTGCTCGACAGGAGCGACGATCTTTTCAGATTCCTCGGTCTCCTCAATGTCTTCTTCCTCTTCGACTTCATCTACATCTTCATCGCTATCGACTTCCAATTTGGCAGCGATTTTAGACAACATTGCGGAGATTGCTTCAAGATGTGTTCCGAGTCCGAGTTTATCTTCCGGCTTATCTTCGCACATCTCCTCCTCTTCTCCTTCTTCCTTGCCCTCTTCGTACTCATACCGATCTACTTCGGCACGTTCCTCCCTGGACTCGAAATCTTCACTGGCGAAAGCAGGCGTTGAATCTTGCTCTTGCCGTTCGTCGTATCTTTCTTCAGTAGCCATTTGGCCTCCTCCGAAACTGAAAAGAATTGCTGATCCATTCGCAAACTCACGGCAAGCCACCACTGGTTCACGGTTTCTAAACTTCTTTACTGGTTTTTTCTCATCCCCCAACCGGAGAATGTCGAACCTAAAATACGGAACTTCGTCACTTAAAAGTGCCAAAGAATTAACCTCTGGGTCTTCCCAGGAAAAAATCTCAACAGAACGATAGGGGAAGTGGTTCTTTCTTACTCCCTCAAACGCCTCTTCTCTGACCTGCTCCTCGACCTCAGAGATCAGGTCCTGGTGCTTGTCCGCAACCTCGCCATATTGATACTCATCAAAGAGGCTCAACTGATGCATGAGGGCG